CCCTTTACACACAAAAGAAGGGACTAGATCTTCAATGGGAGCAGGAGCATCTGAAAGAGGGTAGATATACTCTCGATATGGTTAAGATTGACAGAAAAGTCAGAGAAGTAATTAGCCAGATCAAACTCGCAGAGGCAGAAAAAGCTGATGCAGAAAATAAGATAGAAGGTGCGGCTCCTCAAGTTTCTGTAGCTACTTAATAAAAAGCTACATCGTTGAATAAATTCAATTCACATCGTAGGCTCTCTTGCGCTCTATTCAAATCTAGTATATAAAAAACTAACTATACAAATAAGTTTATGTAGACGCGTATAGTCGACGGCCTAGAGACTACATAAACGTAACTAGGAGGATAATACTATGGCAAACACTACGTTCCAAGGACCGGTAACATCCAAAGCAGGATTTATTACTACAGGTCCAGCTAATGTCGTAGACGCTGATTCTAGCATCTCGTTAACAGTTGCTTCTCATTCGGGAAAAATTGTGCACAACGATGCAGCAGGAGCAGTGACTTACACATTACCAGCGACAAATGCAAATTCTGATTCTGCAGTTGCAGGACCAGGCGCTGATCTAAACAACTTATCTAACGTTGGTGCAAAATTTGAAATCTTTTCTTCAATTACGAAGACTGGAGATCTTGTTGTACAAGTTGCAAATGCAACTGACGTTATGATTGGAAGTGCATCATTTATTGATGACACATCTGATAACATGGTTGGTTTTGAAACAGCTTCAACATCTGATACAATTACTTTAAATGGTAGTGATACAGGTGGTGTAACATTTGCAAAAATCGAATGTACAGTTATTGCTTCAGGTAAATGGAAAGTTGACGTGATTTCAGGTTGTACTGGAACACCAGCAACTCCGTTTAGTGCGGCAGTAAGTTAATAATTAATTTAGTGTGGGCCTTCGGGCCCATACTTAAATTTAACGGAGAATATAAAATTATGAAAAGTGATGTAAAAGCAGTTAGAAAAGCATCCACAGGTTCTGTATTTGCAGGTAGAACAAGATTAAGAGGAATTATCTTAGCTTCATCTGGTTCTGCAGGTTCAGTTACTTTACAAGACGGAAGTTCAGTAACACAATTTCAAGTAGATGTTCCAGCAGGAGATGTATTTGCATACAATCTTGCAGAAGATGGAATTTTATTTGATGGTGGGATGACGGTCTCAGCTCTTTCTAACGCTACGGTAACTGTCATTATCGACAAGTAGGAGGTTAAATGGCTAACACTACCTCTGGAACAGCAACGTTCGACAAGAATTTTTCTATTGATGAAATAGTAGAAGAAGCTTACGAGCGTATTGGGCAACAAAACGTTTCAGGTTATCAACTTAAATCTGCAAGACGATCTCTTAACATCTTATTTCAAGAATGGGCTAATAGAGGTTTACACTATTGGGAAGTTGCAAATAATAGTATTACTTTAGTTGCAGATCAAGCAGTATACACAATGTTTAGATCTACAGGAGACGGCACTTCTGATGCAACAGCGGTTTATGGTGTTGATGATGTATTAGAAGCTTCTTTTAGAAACTCTAATATAGATACACCACTTACAAAAATAAATAGATCTCAATACCAAGCTTTATCAAACAAAACATCTACTGGAGTTCCAACACAATATTTTGTTCAAAGATTTATAGATAAAGTTACAATAACTTTATATTTAACACCTGGATCTAGTGAAGCAGGAAAATTTATAAATTTTTATTATGTAAAAAGAATACAAGATGTGGGTGATTATACAAATGCAACTGACGTGCCCTATCGTTTTGTGCCATGTATGTGCGCAGGATTAGCTTATTATCTTGCTATTAAAAATGCACCACAAAGAGTTCAAGAATTAAAACTATTATACGAAGATGAATTACAAAGAGCCCTATCAGAGGACGGTTCATCATCTAGTACTTATATTAGTCCTAAAGTTTATTATCCGGAGGCATAATGGCAATATCTTCAGGTAAATATGCAAAATTTATTTCAGATAGATCTGGACAAGAATTTCCATATTCAGAAATGGTTATTGAATGGAATGGATCTAGAGTTCACATATCTGAGTTTGAAAAAAAACATCCACAATTAGAACCAAAATCACATTCAGCAGATGCACAGGGTTTATTAAATGCAAGACCTGATAGAACAGAGCCAGCAGTGGCTAGAGTCTTAACTTTAAATCCTTTTAAAATTACAAATGGTTCTACAACTGTAACTGTATTTGAAGAAAATCATGGCAGATCTACAAGTGACACCGTTAGATTTAGAAATGCAGAGGGTTCTCTTGGATTAACAAGCTCAGATTTAAATAAATCTGTGGGATTTACAATTGCTAGAGTTGATGCTAATAATTATACATTTACAGCTGCTGGTACAGCAACTGCAAGTACAAACATAGGAGGAGGAAGTGTATCGGCTGGTCCGGTAACACTAACACCATAATGGCAGGATTAAGCGCATCAGGATTAAAAACACAAATATTAAGTTATACTGAAACAGATTCAAATGTTTTAACAGATGCTGTTTTAGAAAATATTATTTTAAATGCTCAATATAAAATATTTAGAGATATTCCAATAGATGCAAATAGAAAACAACAATTGGGTAATCTAGTTGCTGGACAAGAATCTATAAACTGTCCTGCAGGAGCTGTGTTTATTAGAGGTATACAAGTTTATGATACAAATGGGTCTGCTACTACAGGTGCTAATAGATGGTTAGAGAAAAAAGATTATACATACTTACAAGAATATCAAGATGTAACAGGCACATCTGCAGCACAAGGTCAACCTAAATATTACGCTATGTTTGGTGGTGCTACAGGAGAGTCTGACACTACATCAGGACGTATAGCTTTTGCTCCGGTTCCTAATACTACATATAGATTTAGAGTTCATTTTGACAAAGCACCTGATCTTTTAGAAAATAATGACACTAATTATATAAGTCTTAATTTTCCAAATGGATTATTATACGCATGTTTAGTAGAGGCATATGGCTTTTTAAAAGGCCCAATGGATATGTTGACATTATATGAACAAAAGTATAAACAAGAAGTACAGAAGTTTGCTGCAGAGCAAATTGGTAGACGTAAAAGGGACGACTACACAGACGGTACAGTTCGTATTCAAGTCCCTTCACCGACACCATAACAGGAGATTAATTATGGCAATATCATCAGCAATATGTTCAAGCTTTAAACAAGAGCTTTTACAAGGTAAACACAGTTTTGAATCTTCAGGTGGACACACTTTTAAAATTGCTTTGTTTGATAGCGATGCTTCTTTAGGTGCAGCTACAACAGACTATTCAACATCAGAAGAAATTACAAATACATCAGGATCTGCATACACTGCAGGTGGAGCAACTCTTACAAACTCTGGTGTATCATTATCTTCAACTACAGCTTTTACAGACTTTTCAGATGTAACTTATTCATCTGCATCTTTCACTGCAAATGGTGCGTTAATATATAATACAACAACAGATGGTGGTTCAGGCACAACTGATGCTGTTTGTGTAATTGCATTTGGTGGTGACAAAACAGCTAGTAATGGAACATTCAAAATAGAATTTCCAACAGCAGATTCAAGTAGCGCAATCATCAGATTAGCATAGGAGGCCGACCATGTCGGTATCTTCAGGATGGGGCCGGTTCACCTGGGGCCAAGCTAATTGGAACGAAAATCAAAAATTTGGAGCAGGTTGGGGAGCTAAGACTTGGAATGAACAGTCTTGGGGAGATCTTAATGATGTAACTGTTTCTTTAACAGGTTTCGAAATATCTTCTAGCATGGGTATAGAAGGCTGGGGTAATAATACTTACGGTCAAGGTGCTTGGGGTGAATTTGCAATTACAATTGGTTTAAGTCCAAACTTTGATATTAGTGGTGTAGAATTTTCAGCTAGTGCAGGGTCTTTATCAGGAATTGGTTCTGCAGTTGTAGAACCATCAGGAGTTTCTGCATCGTTTAATGTTGGATCATTAGCTGTTGAATCAGATGCTAATGTTTCAATGTCTGGAGTTTCTGCATCTTTTGCATTAGGAAATCCTACTGTTGCCGATATGGCTGTAGGTTTAAGTGGTCAATCATTTACAGCAAGTCAAGGAACTGCAATTGCACCAAACGATACTGTTCAACCATCTGGTTTATCAATAACTTCAGCTCAAGGAACTGCAACTGGATCTTCTAATAACCAAGTTGATGTTACAGGATTTTCAATGTCTGCATCTTTGGGCACAGCAGTTGTACCAAACAACACAGTAATATTATCAGGTGTTTCTGCAGAATTTAATTTAGGATCAATAGTTGGATTAGGTGGAGCCGTAGCTCAACCTACAGGTCAGTCTGTAACCGCTAGTGTAGGAGCTTTAGATCCTAATGATATGACTTTAGGTATATCAGGTCAATCATTTAGTGCTAGTATTGGCTCTGTTTCTGTGGTCGATATACAGGTTGGACTAACTGGTCAATCAGCAACATTCAGTGTTGGATCAGTTAATATATTTGCTTATGGAGATGTTGACACTGGTTCAAATACATCTTATAGTAATGTTTCAACAGGTTCGAACGACACTTATTCGGATGTTGCAACTGGATCAAATACAAGTTATAGTGACGCTGCATAGGAGATAAATTATGGCATCAACATACACACCTTTAGGTGTTGAACTTCAAGCAACTGGTGAAAACGCCGGTACATGGGGTACAAAAACTAATACTAATTTACAACTTATAGAACAAATATCTGGTGGATTTACTCAGCAATCAATTGCTGGTGGCGCACAAACAACTACTTTATCTGTATCTGATGGATCAACTGGTGCAGTTCTTGCACATAGAATGATTGAGTTTACAGGTACGATCACAGGTAATCAGATTGTAACAATACCATTAGACGTTCAAACTTTTTATATTTTAAAAAATTCAACATCAGGTGCTTATACAGTTGAGTTTAAATACGTTTCAGGATCAGGATCTAGTTTTACTTTTTCAGCAACACAGAAAAAAACTGCAATAGTATTTGCTACAGCTAGTGATGGAACAAATCCAAACATTCTAGAAATTCAAACGGGTGGAGATGTTGTAGATGATACTTCACCACAATTAGGTGGAGATCTAGATACTAACTCATTTAATATAGCTTTTGACGATGCACATGGAATTAATGATGAGAATGGAAACGAACAAATAGTATTTCAAACAACTTCATCTGCAGTAAACCAATTAGACATAACAAACGCTGCAACAGGTAGTGCACCATCTATTCAAGCAACTGGTGGTGATTCTAATATAAATTTAAAAGTTGGACCTAAAGGAACTGGTCTTATAGAAGTTTTAGGTGCAACAAATCCAGGTTCAATTCAGCTTAATTGTGAGTCCAATTCCCACGGGATTAAACTTACGTCACCCCCACATAGCTCTGGGCAGTCGTATGAACTTAAGTTTCCTACTGGAAACGTAACAGCGGACAGATTTTTAAAAGTAGCTTCAGTATCAGGATCTGGCACAACAGGTGTTGGTCAATTATCTTTTGCTGAAGTATCAGGTGGTACTTCATGGCAAGCAGTTAAAACTTCTACATTTACAGCAGTGGCTGGTGAAGGTTACTTTATAGACACTAGCTCCAGTGCAATAGAAATGGATTTACCTGCAGGAAATATAGGTGATGAAGTATCATTTATAGATTATGCAGGAACATTTGATACTAACGCATTAACAATTGATCAAAACGGTTCAGAGAAAATTGCAGGATCAACAGATCCTTTAACAGTATCAACAGAAAGAGCAGCAAATACTTTAGTTTATGTAGATAGCACACAAGGTTGGCTCTTAAAGAATAATTAAGGAGATACATGGCTGCTTATAAAGATCTAGTAGGGCAGAAGATTACGAAAGTGACTTCAAACCCTGGTGAACCTAAAACAGGACAGATGTGGTACAACTCCACTGATGGCAAGCTTAGAGGATTAGCTATTGTAGAATCTTTTTCAAGTGTAGGTGCTATGAATTATGCTAGAGATGCTTTACAAGTAGGAAGTGTTGGTACACAAACTGCAGGAATAGCCTTCGGAGGTAGAACTAGTCCTCCTGAATCATTTAGAGGTGAGACGGAAGAATACAATGGCAG